AGCTGCTCAACCAAAAGCGGGCCGGTGGTCTGCTGGACCCGCGTCGGCAGTGATGTATTGAAGGATTCTCATGGCGACATTCACTTGGATCGCCTCGATTGGGGCCTCCCTCAACCTCAAACCCAATGTCCGCAAGGTCTCCTTTGGGGACGGGTACGAGCAACGCCTGGCCTTTGGCATCAACACCCAACCGGAGATCTGGTCCCTGGAATTCAGGGGCAAATCAACGGTCGATGCGGCTGCCATCGACAACTTCCTGCGTGCCCGTGGGGCGGTTCAGTCATTCGACTGGACTACCCCGAGCGGCATTGCGGGCAAATTTCTGTGCGAGGAGTGGAGTCGCACGGTGGAAGAACCCAATCTGGAAAACATCCGAGCCACGTTCAGGCAGGTGTTTGATCTCTCATGACAGCTCAAACCATCACCACAGAAATCCAGAAGCTCTCCCCGAGTGCAGTCATCGAGCTCTTCGTGATGGACCTGACCCTCTTCAACGAGGGGGTGGTTCGATTTCATGCTGGCACCAACGAGCTGCGCCGTCAGGTGGTCTGGCAAGGCAATACCTATGAGCCGTTCCCTATCCAGGCTGAAGGCTTTGAGTTCAACGGCAACGGCCAGGTGCCGCGTCCCAAGCTCAAGGTGGCCAACGTCACGGGCAGCATCACTGCGCTGATCCTCTCTTATCAGGACCTGGTGGGGGCTCGTGTCACGAGAAAGCGCACGCTGCTCAAGTACCTTGATGCCGTCAATTTCGGGACCGGTACCAACCCGACCGCTGATCCGACGGCCGAGTTTGCCGACGATGTGTATTTCATTGACCGCAAGTCACGAGAGACCCGTGATGTGGTCGAGTTCGAGTTGGCTGCCTCATTTGACCTTGAAGGGGTTTCCTTGCCCAGACGGCAGATTGTTCAGAACGTCTGCCCCTGGAGCTACCGGGGCTCGGAGTGCGGCTACACCGGGACGGCCTATTTCAACGCCAACGATGAGATGGTGACTAGCCGGGTGCAGGATGTTTGCGGCAAAAGGCTGGTGTCCTGCCAGAAGCGCTTTGGATCGAATGCCGAGTTGCCCTTTGGGGGGTTCCCAGCGGCGGGGTTGATCCGATGATGGACGCTGTCAACCAATCGCTGGCGCTGGACCATGCTGCCCGGGAGTTCCCCCGTGAAGCCTGTGGCCTGCTCGTCATTCACAAGGGCCGGGAGACCTATGTCCCATGCCGCAACATTGGCGTGGGTACCGACCAGTTCGTGATCCATCCCGAGGACTATGTCCGGGCCGATCGGCTTGGAGAGATCGTGGGGGTGTTTCATTCCCATCCGAATCTGCCCGCCGAGCCCAGCCAGGCCGACAAAGTGGCCTGCGAAGCTTCCGGCTTGCCATGGTTCATTCTGTCTTTCCCCTCTGGAAAGTGGCATGAGATGCAGCCATCTGGCTACATCGCTCCCTTGGTCGGTCGGGCATGGGCCCACGGTGTGCTCGATTGCTACTCGGTGATCCGGGACTGGTATTGGGCAGAGCGGGGCATTGACCTGCCGAACTTTGACCGCTTTGACGAGTGGTGGAAGCGCGGCCAGAGCCTGTACCTCGACAACTTCGGCTCGGCAGGTTTTGAGGCGCTGAGAGCCGTTCAATCCCAAGACATGGAAGTTGGTGATGTGCTCCTGATGCAGGTGGCTTCCCCCGTTCCCAACCATGCCGCCATCTACCTGGGCGATGGCCTGATCCTGCATCACCTGCAGGGCAGGCTTTCCAGCCGGGATGTGTATGGCGGCTACTGGCAAAAAATCACGACGCACATCTTGCGATATTGCACAGCAATAACCCAACCTCCATGACCACCATCATCCTTCTCGGCGAGCTGGGCAAGCGCTTCGGGCGCAGGCACAAGATGGCTGTGGCCACTGCTGCGGAAGCGGTGCGTGCCCTGTGCGCGAACTTTCCCACCTTTGAGCGAGAGCTCGTGGCTTCAGGTGAGCGAGGTGTGGGCTACCGGGTGCTGGCCGGGCGGGTCGCCTTGAATCTTGAGCGGCTGCATGAGCCCACAGGGCAGCAGCACATCACGATCGCACCCGTGATCTCGGGTGCAGGGGGCAATGGCCTGGGCCAGATCCTGTTGGGGGCGGCTCTGATCGCTGTGTCCTGGTGGAACCCGATGGGCTGGGCTGCTGCGGGTTCGTTTCTCTCGCAGGCCACGCTCTATTCGGTGGGAACTTCCATGATTTTGGGAGGCGTGGCACAGATGATTGCTCCGACGGCCAAGTCTTCTGACCCTTCCGAGCGACCAGAAAACCAGCCGAGCTACGTTTTCAACGGCGCTGTGAACACCACGGCCCAAGGGCATCCCGTGCCTGTGGGTTATGGGCGGCTGATTGTGGGGTCTGCCGTGATCAGCGCAGGCATTGATGTGGATGAGATCCCTGTATGAGCACCCAGATCACTTCTCTGATCATTGGCGCAGGTGGTGGAAAAGGTGGGGGTGGCAGTGCTCGCGTAGCCCAGGAAGCGCCCGACAGCCTGCGCTCCAAGGCTTATGCCCGGGTCGTCGACCTCGTCTGCGAGGGCGAGATTGAGGGCTTGGCCGCTGGCCTGAAATCCGTCTACTTGGACGACACACCCATCCAGAATTCGGATGGCTCATACAACTTCACCGGGGTGACGCTGGAGGCGCGCACAGGCACCCAGCAGCAAAGCTACATCCCTGGTTTTTCCTCTGTGGAAAACGAGGTCTCGGTCGGGGTGGAATGCAAATTCGGCCAGCCCGTGGTGCGCTCCATCACTGACCCGGACGTGGACGCTGTGCGCATCAAGGTCAGCATCCCGACGCTGACGCTGCAGGACACGACCAATGGTGACTTGAACGGTACCTCGGTCACCTATGCGATCGACCTGCAGGCCCGGGGAGCCGGGTATGTGCAGATCCTGCAGGACACGGTTTCAGGAAAAACTTCATCACGCTACCAGCGCAGTTACTACGTCCCCTTGTTCGGGACTGGTCCTTGGGACGTGCGCCTGCGTCGCATCACGGCAGACTCGACGCAAACCAGCCTGCAAAACAAGACCTTCCTCGAGTCCTACACCGAGGTGATCGAGAGCAAGCTGCGCTATCCCAACAGCGCGCTGATGGCCTTGCGGGTCGACGCCTCGCAATTCACCTCGATTCCCAGGCGCAGCTATGACTTGAAGCTCCTTCGGGTACGCATCCCGTCGAACTACTTCCCTGAGACCCGCTCCTATGCCGGTGTCTGGGATGGCAGCTTCAAGGTCGCCTGGACGGACAACCCGGCCTGGTGCTTCTATGACCTGGTGACCAATACCCGCTACGGTCTTGGCAACTACACGCCTGAGTCGCAGGTCGACAAGTGGGCGCTGTACCGTGTGGCCAAGTACTGTGACGAATTGGTGCCCAACGGGCTGGGTGGCTATGAGCCACGCTTTACCTGCAACCTGTACCTGCAGACCCGGGAGCAGGCCTACAAGGTGGTGCAGGACATGGCCTCGGTGTTCCGGGGCATGGCCTACTGGTCGGGTGGTGCCATCACGGTCACGCAGGATGCGCCGCAGGATCCGGTCTACCAGTTCACCGCAGCCAATGTCGTCGATGGCGAGTTCGCCTATCAGGGGTCATCTGCCAAGGCCCGGCACACGGTGGCGCTGGTCAGCTGGGTGGATCCGGACGATTTCTACCGCCAGAAGGTGGAATACGTCGAGGACCTCGAAGGCATTGCCCGTTACGGAGTAGTGCAGGCCGATGTGGTGGCCATGGGGTGCACCTCGCGTGGTCAAGCCAACCGGGTTGGCAAATGGCTGCTGTATTCCGAGCAGTCCGAGTCGGAGATCATCACTTTCCGCACCGGACTCGAGGGTGCGGTGGTTCGGCCTGGTGATGTCATCAAGGTGGCCGATGCCAGCCGGGGTGGCATGCGACTGGGTGGGCGCATTGCTGCGGCCACAACCGTCAGCGTCACGCTCGATCAAGACCTGCCCGCCGGTTCGTGGCGGATTTCTGTTGTGCTGCCCTCGGGCTTCGTTGAAGAGCGGCAAGTGGGCTCGCTGTCCGGCCGGACTGTGGGTGTGACCAGCGCGTTTTCGATGGCCCCCCTAGTGGGCGCGATTTGGGTGCTGTCTTCCACGCTGGTAGAAGCTCAGCTCTTTCGGGTGGTGCAAGTCGCTGAAAGCGAACCTGGTATCCACGAAATCACGGCACTGGCGCACAAACCCAGCAAGTACGCAGCCATCGAGCAGGGCCTGGCCTTGCAGCCTCGTGTCATCACGTTGCTCTCGACCACTCCTGCAGCCCCCACAGGGCTGACTGTGACCGAGAGTCTTTACCGGATCAAGGATCAGGCGCTGGTGCTGATCCAGCTTGGATGGGAGCAGGTCTTTGGGGCACTGGAGTACCAGGTCACCTACCGCGTCAACGGCGGCAACACCGTCACGCTGTCCAAAGTCTCCAGCACCTATCTGGAGATCCGAAACGCTGAGGCCGGTGACTACGTCTTCACGGTTCGAGCTGTGGGGGTGTCGGGCAAGCTGGGCAATTCCGCAAGCCTGAGCCAAAGCATTCTGGGCAAGCTCCAGCCGCCTGACGATGTGCAGGACTTTGTGGTGTTGCGCCGAACGACCGATCTGCTCCTGAGCTGGAGTGCCAATACCGATGCAGACCTCTCGGGGTATGAGGTACGGGTCGGCACAGGGTGGGATTCGGGTGTGATGGTCGGGCAGACAGCGGGCACGCAGCTGGTGCATGACCAAAGCGAGTCGGGTCAGTACAACTATCACATCCGTGCTTTTGACACCTCCGGAAAGTACAGCCAACACGTCACCACCTTCCAGCTCACTTTGCTCGCTCCCTCATCGGTGCGGCAATTCGATGTGGTGCAGTCAGCCAACCGGCTGGAGTTTCGTTGGCTGCCAAATCCCGAGCCGGAGGTCGTGGCTTATGAGTTGCGGGAAGGGGGTGCCTGGGACACCTCGATCTTCATTGCCGAGGTCAAGTCCAGCAGTTTCACGCTGCCCTCGGGCTTTGATGGGGAGCGCAAGTTCTGGATCAAGGCGATCGCATCGCCCGGCATTTACTCGGAAGATGCCACCTTCGTCTCAACAGTGGTGGCGCAGCCCCAGAACGCCAATCTGCTGGTGACAGTGGATGCTCAGGCGACCCGATTCCCCGGCGTGAAGCATTTCGCCTCGGTCGAATCGGTCAACAGCCTGGATGTGCTGCGCATGGACAGCGGGGTGACCCAGTCAGAGTACCTGTTTGAGGTAAACCTACCCACCAGCTACCGTGCGCAGAACACCTTGCTGGCCAGCATCGGGGCAACACTGGACGACCGCGAGACCTGGACCTCAGCCAATTACGCCTGGATCAGCTCGGCTGCTAAGCGGCAATGGACCTATGACGGGGCACTCAAAAGCATCGAAGCGAGGTTTCAGATGGCCCGTGAGGATGCGCTGCAAGCAGGAGAGCTTTACGGCTGGCGACTCAATGGTGTGCTCAGCGGCTACGGAAACCCCGTTGGCTCTGAAGCCGTTGGCGTGGGATATGGAGATGGGCGCTACGGCAGTGGTGTGCTGGTCAAGGACACAACCAAGGTGTCCTGGGGGGTCAGCATTCCGGGTGTCTTTCATGTGAGCTTCTGGTTCATCCCAAATCAGATAACCACATCGGTTATGTGGGCGGCCACGGGTTCCGGTGTGAGCCTCCTGGTCGGCTATGACTCGGTGGCAGGAGCGTTCTTTCTGGAGGACCAACTCTTTAACCGGGTGGTGGTGCCTTACTTCGTTAACGTGGCCGATCGCATCTGCATCGGCGTGTGTCAGACGGCAACAGAGCGCAGGCTATTTGTTGGAAAAATGGGAGGGGAAGTTCAAAGCGCAAGTAAGCCACTGGCACCTACTTCAGGGTATTCATCCCTCAAGCTGTACTGACTAGATCAGTTCATACAAATCAATCAACTTAAGCACAGGCGTTGCACCCATTGGGGCAACGCCTATTTTTTTGGAGAAATCTCATGATGGATGAAGGCATGCAAATCAAGGGCTCGCTCACGCTTGTGCTGGCCAAGCCAAGTGGCGAGGTCGAAGTGGTCCACAAAGACAACATCATCGTCAACGGCGGCTTTGACTTCGTGGCCGATGCGATTGGCAACTCTGGTAGTCGCCCCGGTGTGATGGGCTGGATTGCGGTGGGGACGGGCACGACTGCTGCGGCCTCGACTCAGACCGCTCTTGTCACAGAGATCAAGCGCAACGCCTCGACCTACGCCCACACGGCAGGCACCAAGGTGTTCACCTTCACGGCCAGCTATGCGGCGGGCGACGCTACAGGCGCATTGACCGAGGCAGGTGTGTTCAACGCAGCCTCGGCCGGAACCATGTTTGATCGTGTGGTGTTCCCGGTGGTCAACAAGGGGGTGGACGACAGCCTGACGGCTGTTTTCACCTTCACGATGAGCTGATTGGGCGATTGAAATGGCCGAGACCGTCAACGTCTCAAGCTCGCCGGGGGCCAATTACACCTGGACCTCTGGCAAGTTTGCATGGAGCAGCGCCACAGCCGGTAAGAACTGGACGAGTGCCTATCCGGCGGTCTACAGCCTGAGCGTGGCCACGGACATCAGTTTCACGGAGTTGATCCAGAAGCTGGGAATCAAGCGAAGCTCCGAAACCATTGCCTTTGCTGAGAAGCAAGGCAAAGGGCTGGTACTGAACAAGTTCGAGGTCATGAGTTTTGCCGAGACCTACACGGACCTCATTGCTTTTGTTCTGAGGTTTGTTGAGTCCTTTGCGTTGGCTGAAAAGAACGGGCTTTCCAACACCAAGCGGGTGTTCGAGGTGTTTCAGGTGGCCGAGGGGTTGGCGCGACAGATTGCATTGCGAAAGTTCGAGACGCTGGCGCTGGCTGAGACCTACACCGACCTCATTGCATTCATCTTGCGCGTGGGCGAAAGCTTCAGCTTTGTCGAGACACCATCAAAGGCGCTCACCAAGCCACAGGCAGAGACTTTCAGGTTCACTGAGTCGCTGTCCAGGTCGCAGGTCAAACGGATCTCCGAGACGTTTGTGTTCGCTGAGTTTTTTGGACGGACCGTAGCCTATCGAAAAGCGATCAGCGAAGGGTTTGCGATTGGGGAGTCGCTGCGTCGTGCGCAGACCTTGAAGCTGGCCGAGGCCTTGAGCCTTGCTGAGCAATACAGAAGGCGAGCAAACGGTGTCATCAGCGACATGATCGTTGCAAGCACAGAGATCACCGAGCAGGACTTCATTGACATCCTGGAGTCTGGCCATCCTCCGGGGTACACCAATTTCCGGGACTTCATTCAGGGCGACTACACCTACCAGCGGGCGCTGTTCAGGGCGATTTTGACCTCCAGCAATGCTGATCGGGGCTACATCGATGGTCTGCGCGTCACGGTGGATGTGCCCGATGTCTTTGACCGTGGCACTGCCCAGGTGAGCAATGCGGCCAATGGCGTGACGGTTGTCTTTTCCCGGCAGTTTCGTGTCTCGCCAGAGGTCACGCTCACCTTCAAGGGGGGCACCACTGTGGCCGTCCCCCGAATCCTGGGCACGGTATCCACCACAGGTTTCACCGCAGTTCTTGAAAACACCTCCGGCACCCGGGTCACAGGGGCCATTTCTTGGGTTGCACAAGGGTATTAAATGCAAAACTACACCGAAATTCCATCGTCAACGACGCTGTCGGATTCGTTGTCTCAGATCCTGAACAACGACAAGACAGCGCTCTCGCTCTCAAGCGGAACGTCTTTCCCGACGGTCAACTTGCAACTTGGCATGCCTTGCTTCAGGACAGACGAGCAAAAGCTCTACATCCTCACGGTGGTTAGCCCAGCTTCGTGGAAGATGGTCATTGACCTCTCCGCCACAGTTGGCAAGGTGGCCAATGCGGACCTGCTCGATGGCATTGATTCCACTGGGTTCGCTTTGGCGGGTCACAACCATGACGCGGCATATGCCGCGCTGGGCCATAACCACAATGCCGCCTACCTGGGCATCACGGCCAAGGCTGCCGATGCTGACAAGCTCGATGGCTATGACTCGACAGCCTTTGTGCGATCGGTCAACGGGTACGGTCCGGATGCCAATGGCAATTCCAGTGTGCCTATTGATCTTTCGAGCCGTGTGGCCAAGTCTGGCGACACCATGACTGGCACCCTCACGGCGCCCAGGCTGCAAATTGCAGGAACGGCCAACTATCTGGACATGGTCGATCAGGACTGGGGGACTCGCTACCTACATCACAACCAGGGACTCATGGGATTTTTGAAATCCGATGGCAACTGGGACATGTACATGAACAACAGTGGTCAGATGTGGACAGCCAATTACGGATGGCTACACGACTACTTCTTCAGCACTATCGCCAACTGTTTCATCGGCAACTGCCCGGGTAACACGGGCAATTGCAGCCCAGTAGGCAACAACGCGACTTCTGTGGTTTCGAACTGCGGTAGCGCATCTTTTGTCCGAGATGAACTGGTGGACAACGGCAGCCAGATTGCTGTCCGAAGAACCCAATACAACTTCAATTGCAACTGCAACTGCAATTGCGATTGCTATTGCTGATCCAGGATAAACCATGAACTCTTTGAACAACATCTTCCCGGCTCCGGTTCTTCGCATCCAGGGGCTTTTGAGTCCCGCCGAGGTGGAGCTGGCGACTGAGCTTGCAACCAAGGCTAACGAGCGCCTGAATGACCATCAGGTCCCGTACTCCCGAACTTACCGTGACAGCCTGGACTTCATGTTCCCGGAGTTCTTCAAGCCCATCTTCCGACGCTTGCGCCGCAGCATCGAGGACGAGTTCAAGTGCAACGTCAGCAACATGGTGGGACGCGAATCCATTTTTCGCTACGGCCAGCATCTGCCATTCCATACTGAGCCGCACGCTGATATTTCTTGCGTGCTGTGGCTGGACTTCCCCGCAAAGCCCGACCCATCCAGGCGCGACTACTCGGGCATGTTCTGCCTGCATAACCCGCATCTCTTGTTTGGTGGCCGCGCAACAGGGGTGTTTGGCAATATCAACCACATGGAAATGCCATCGCCTGGTGATGCCTTCGTTTTCCCTTCTCACATGCCGCACTTTGTGTTCCCGTACAACGGCGAGCGCCCTGGCGTGGAACTTCACTTTGAAATGCTTGCGGAGGCTGCATGAAGCTCGTTACCTTCAATGCCAGCGTCGATGAAGAAAAGGCTGTGCGTGTAGATCAAACTGCTGAAGGCTACACCGTCTCATTTGCTGGCGCATCCATCAACATTGACGTACAACTTTTTAAGCAGGGCGAGCTGCAGTTCCTGATGTATGGCAAGCAGTATCAGAGCGAAGTCATCGGAATCGTGTCTCAGCGCGAATATGTAGACAGCCGCGATGGCCTGACGATCCTGGCTCAACACGGCCTGACAGATGGCCTCGGCTGGTTTTACTTCGGCGAAACCACCGAAGAGGCCTGTCTATGCATTACCAAGGCCATGGCGGCTCAGTGCCCCTTCGACATCGTGCAGCCGGGCAAGCCTCGTGATGTTCTGCCAGGTATCTTCCCCGACAGCGAAAGGCTGGGGGTTCGCAACCTGGCCAAGATCGCGCTGCTGCGCAAGCTCAACCCGCTCGACAGCCTCGCCGCCCTGGAAAAGCAGGTCGACTTGCTCAGCTCCCTGGTCATCCAACTGGCCAACCTGGTGCCAGGCCACGAGGGCATTGCCCTTGTCGACCACCTCAAGCACATCATCACCGATGCCAGCGCAAACGCAGGCAAGAGCGACGAGCATACCGTCGCCAGCGTGATGTCTTTCAAGATGGCGCTGCGCCAGGCGCAGGCCGATTACTTCGCTGCACGCGACGGAGCCTAATGATGGCCAAATTCATCCTTACTGCCATTAATCCTGAAAATGGCCAACGCACCCATTTCCACTACGACAACGCAACCAGCGAGTTGACCCGCGAATCTGGTGAGCCAGTGGTTCATGCGGTCGAAGTCGCTAAACGCGTAGAGGCTCCAGCAGTCTCCAAGCAGACACCACTGGGCAAGTCCAGCCCCCGCACCCTCAAGATCAGCCTGGGCCTGTCTTGCAACTACGAGTGCGAATACTGCTCTCAGCGCTTCGTGCCGCGCGCGGTCGAAACCAACCCGGGCGATGTGCAGGCCTTCATCGATGGCCTCGACGCCTGGGTGACGAGCCCGCCCGAGAAGGTTGAATTCTGGGGTGGCGAGCCTCTGGTCTACATCAAGACCATGCGCTCCCTGGCCGAGGCCATCAAGGCCAAGTTCCCCAAAGCAGATCTGTCGGTCATCACCAACGGCTCGCTGCTGAGCGATGACATCAACGAATGGCTTGATCGCATGGGCTTCAATGTCGGAATCTCGCACGATGGCCCAGGCCAGCATGTGCGCGGCCCCGACCCCCTGAAGGATTCGCAGCAGCGCGCCGCCATCATGGCGCTTTACACCCG